AAATAATCCTCATTTTGTCAGTGCTCAACCTGCCACTACCAATGCTAAATCCAGTATCAGCACTGGTAATTCACAGAAGTTAGATCCAACCAAATTGGATATGAACAAACCTGAACACCGTGCTTTATACAAAGAATATCGCAAGACAATGGGTCTTGCCTAACTTATAAAGAGGACTTAAACCATGGCCGGTTCAACAACCACAACTTTAAATGACCTGCTACCACAGATCGTTGCAGAAGCAATGTTCGTAGCAAACGAGCGCAGTATCATGCGTGGTCTCGTTAAAAATTATTCTATTCCAGCAGGATCTGGTAAGAGCATCGTAGTTCCACGCTACCCTGTTCAGACAGCAGCCGCTGTTACAGAAGGTGATGAAGTTTCTAACACCGCTGTAAGCACTGATGGTGTAACTCTAACTGTTTCTACAGTTGCAGTTCGCACATTGATCACTGACCTAGTTCGCACCGCTGCTACTAGCAATGTGGTCGCAGACGTTGGTCGCTTATTTGGTGAAGCAATTGCCAAGAAGATGGACCAAGACTTACTAGCACTATTCAGTGGTTTCTCCACTGGTGTTGGTGGTGCTTCTACTGCAATGTCAGCAGCCTTGATCGCTCAAGCAGTTGCACGTCTCCGTGCTAACGCTGTTCCCAGCGATGCATTGGCCTGCGTGGTTCACCCATTCGTTGCCTATGATCTCAAGTCTAACTTGACCAACACATTTGCTAACCCACAAGGCGGCATCATCCAGAATGAAGCAATGGCCATGGGCTATGTTGGTTCATTGTTTGGTGTTCCTGTGTTTGAATCAGCAAACATCGCTGACACTGGCACCGCTGGTGACTATGTTGGTGCTGTGTTCCACAGAGATGCATTAGGTCTTGCAATGGTTGGTGACATCAACATTGAAACTCAGCGTCGTGCTAGTTTCTTGGGCGATGACATCGTTGCTAGTGCTCACTATGCAGTTGGTGAACTATATGATGGTTACGGTGTTAAGATCACTGCTGACTCATCTTTGGTTGATCCAGCGTAATCTAATCCAAATTAGATTGGCAAAAAGGCTGCTTGACAGCCTTTTTGTTTGACTGTATTATTAGAATATGAAAACAGATCCAAAGCCCACATTAAGTCCCAAGACCATTGAGACTAATATTCAATATCACAAGAGTATCATCAAGAAATACCAAGACCTTATCAACATTGAACAGAGAAAGATAGAGCAATGGCAAAAGCAATTATCTCAGCAATCATCGCAGTCTGCCTAACTGGTTGTGCTAGTCAACAGATGGCTCAGCGTCATTGGTCTTGGCTCACAGAAGGCAACACCACTGGCGGCGCTGCCTATTCATCAGGTGTGAACATCCAGACCATCACAGTAAATTCACAATCATACCGTGTTATTACTCCAGCCAGGTAAATAACAATGAAGAGTTAAGTGGCATTAACGCTTCATTTCTCCAATAAACTGCGCCACAGGGTTATTCCTTCGAATAACCCTGTTTTTTTTTGGCTCTGCTAAATACGATATCTGAAGAAGGACTTCAGATCAATGACGAACAGGATTCGAAAACATGGCTTACGCTACCTTTGACGACCTTAAACTGGTCGAACCCAACATTGATGAGTATGGCGTCCTAGAATGGGACACAGAACTCAGTCGTTCAGAAACAGAAATCAACAGAATTCTCAAAGTTCGTTGGTATCTTGCTTACCAAAAGGCACATCCTCTACTACTGAATGTAGATTTTGATCCTGCATTGATCGATCCTACCCAGATGACACAGGCCTGCGTTTATCACGCATTGGCCTATCATATCTGCCCAAAACTCACACAATTCTCAGGTGCAGAACCTGACAAATTCCAAGTGATGATGGACTACTATCGTGGTCGTTTTGAGCATGAGATGGATCTCGTCATCCGTGAGGGTGTTAGATATGACATTGATGATGACAACTCCTATGAGAGTTCAGAAATCAAACCAGTCACAGGCCTTAGGTTAGTAAGATAATATGGCACAAAACCTACGTCAACAGATCGCTGAAAATATCGTAACTGTGCTCAAAGAGATCACAGATCCTAGACCAGTGTTGGTCACACGCGAGCCATTCGTAATCCAAGAATTAGCCATCACGCAGTTCCCAGCCATACTGGTAGAGATGCGTGAAGAAAATCGTGAAACTATCACCATGGGAGCACCTGGACTAGGTCGCAGAATGGGCACTATAACCTATGGCCTAAGAGGTTTCGTCAGAGGCACAGAACTAGACACCAAGCGAAATGATCTCATTGAAAGCATTGAAGAAGCATTAGATTCAGATCGTTATAGATCATTGAAAGCAGATGGTGTCATTGACAGTCAAGTCCGCGTTATAGAAATCGTAGAACGTCAACCTCCACTGGCAGAATTCCTAGTTATATTTGAAGTCAAATACAATTATTTGAGGAGACAAACATGAAGATAGAATTAACCAAAAGAGGTATGACACGCTGGTGTCAAGAATCAGAACTAGAATTGATGCAGTCAGCAGGTTGGCAACCAACAAGTTCTGAACCTGCTAGAGTATCGATAGAAGAACAGATCGTTCTTCGTCCACCTGCGAAGTCTAAGGGCGCAGCCAAATCCCTTGACAATGCTATAGAATCTAAAGGAGACTAATTATGGCGATTTTAACCGGCAATAACGGCGTTGTCAAGATTGATAACGCAAGTGGAACCTTAACCACAGTGGCAGCAGTTCGCAACTTCACAGTTGAATTAACTTCTGACACCATTGAAACAACCACGATGACCGTGGATGTTAGAACCTATGTAAAAGGACTGAGTTCTTGGAGTGGTTCTGCAGATATCTATTTTGATCCAGCGAATTACACGGGTGGTGCATCAGTGATCGCTGCTCTAAACCCCACAGGTATAACTGTAGGCACCACCACAGTATCAGTTGAACTGTATCTAGATGGTTCATCTAACAAATTCGCAGGCGAAATTATTGTCACTGGCTTTACAGTGAATTCAAGCATGGATGGTATGGTAGAAGCATCTATCAGTTTCCAAGGCTCTGGTGCTTGCACATTCACAGCCTAATAGGAGATAGAACATGGCGACTTTAACAGGTAACAACGGCGCAGTGACCATTGGTTCAACCAGTGTTGCAGCCGTGCGTAATTTTACAATTGAATTGACAGCAGACACCATTGAAACTACTGTAATGGGCACAGACGTAAGAACTTATGTTCAAGGCCTAAGCCAGTTTTCAGGTTCCGCAGATATCTATTTTGATCCTTCAGAGTTTGATGGTGCAGAAAGCACTTTCAACCCCACTGCTGGTCTAGTAGGTGCCTCAGGTGTGGCAGTTAAATTGTATGTTGAATCTAACTATTCTGGAACCTCAGACTATGCTTTCACCGGCAATATCGTGGTCACAGGCTATACAGTTAATTCAAGTTTTGATGGAATGGTAGAAGCATCAATTTCCTTCCAAGGAACTGGCGCAACTACATTCTCAACTACTGCGGTGTAATCAGTGAAGATAGCATTACTGAACAGTGATAAGTTGGTCCGTGATCTTAAGAGAGAGGTCACGGATACCATACAGAGATTGGCCACTGAAACTGATGTTGTGGTGCGCCAAAAGACACCTATCAAGACAGGTAATGCTAGACGCAATTGGAGAACAGAAAAGAATCCTCAGGGATTCACCACAGAAAATTCAGTGCCATATATTGAACGCCTGGAGGCTGGAGCGAGCAAACAAGCGCCAAGAGGTATTATTGGACCTACTCTAACTCAAGTCAAAGGAAAATTCAAATGAGCAACAAGGTATTAGACAAAGCAACCAAACATTTTAGAGCCCGTATCTCAGGTGCCATGCACAAAATCCATGTCAAAGAATGGGAATCAGACATTTGGTTCAAAGAAGCGAATACACTAAAAGAAGAGGCTAAACTCATAGAGTTGGCACAACAGGGCAAAACTGTTGAGGCGTTAGTTGAAACACTAATCATGAAGGCACGCAACGAAGATGGAACCAAGATGTTCACATTCGCAGACAAGGCAATATTCATGAATGAGATTGATCCACAGGTCATCATTCGTGTGGTAGGTGAAATGAATGTTCAAACACAGGAAATCACAGATAGAGCAGAAGTAGAAAAAAACTAAAAAGCGATCCAGATCTAGTTTTCATGTATAGATTGGCCAAGGATCTGGGTCGCACAGTCGAGGAAATCATGAGGATGAGCACCACAGAATTCAATGGTTGGGCCACATTCTACAAGATGGAGGCTGATGAAACTAAGAAAGCAATGAACAAAAGGAGCAGATAGTGGCTGTATTAAAAATTGAAGGTGATGCCAGTGGTGCCATAAGAGCCATACAACAGATAGAATCTGCTCTAGGTGGCATCCAAAGGTCAGTAAGCCAAGCACAGCGTAGTCTATCAGGACTGCAACAGAGTCTAGTAGGCATCGCAGGTGTATTGGCAGGTGGTAGTCTCATGACATTCGTAGATGATCTACAGAATATGCAGAACAAATTGCGTATTGCCACTAACAGCCAAGAAGAATTCAACAAGAGTCTTGAATATGTCAGAGCCATTGCTGACAAAACTGGTCAGAGTCTTGCTGCCACAGGTGATCTCTATGCATCAGTGGCTCGTAATGCTGAAAAATTAGGCTATGATCAGAATCAGGTAGTGACTGTGACCAATGCCATGGCCACTGCACTGAAAGCATCAGGTGCTTCAGCGCAAGGTGCGGCCAGTGTCATGTATCAATTCTCACAGATCCTAGCCAAAGGCAAGGTCAATGGTGATGAATTCACTACCATTATGGAGAACCTTGGTGGTCCTGTAATGGATCTAGTGGCCAAGAACATGGGCTTGACCACTGCACAGTTGATTGAATACAAGGAAAAAGGTCTAATTGGTGCTCGTGACTTCACAGATGCACTGATCAGATCCATGAGTGAACTAGATGGCATGGCTGGCAAAAGCAGTCAGACCATTGGACAGAGTATGCAAAGGATACAGAATGCCTTTGCTTCAGTGATACTCAGCCTGGACAACTCCACAGGATTTTCCACAGCCTTTGCAGATGCTGCCGCTAAGATATCTGCTAATGGTGAAAATCTCATACCTGTGATCAAGGCTATTGGACTAGCACTGGCAGGTCTGGCTGTTTACTTTGCACCTGTTGTCACAATATTCACTGCCGCAGCCGCTGCCGCACTATATTTCGCAGATGTTCTAGGTCCTATACTGAAACCTGTGATTGACGCCATAGAATCCGCCCTGGGAGCCGTTGTAAAACGATTAGTAGGATTTGGTTCTGCTATCGCTGCCCTGAGTCGTGGAGAAAATCCATTTGAAGCCTATAAGAAAAGCCTAGAAGAATGGGATCAGCGTGGCAAGGATGTCAACAAGACACAGACGCAGACCAATAAACTTCTAGAAGATGCCAAAAAATCAGCACAAGGCGCTATCTCAGCACAGCCTGGACAACTAGAAGGTGTTGGTCAAAAGTTTGCACTGATCCTCAAAGATCTGCAAGAGCAGGCCAAACTCACTGCATCTACCAATAGAGAATATGACATACAAAGTCAGATCCTGCAGACCAATAAACAGTTGAACTATCAACTCACTGACGCACAGAAACGTCAGTTGGCAGCACTTTATCAACAGATCCAAGCACAAAAGGATCTGTTAGCCACCAATGAACTGATTCGCAAACTACAGAGCGATACTTCAGTGGCTGCTATCCAGGATGCTGGTCAACGCCAGGTTGCCACACAGTTAGAAAATTATAGACTGTCAGTGAGCAAACAGGTCTATGATCAAAAGAAAGGCGAAGTGCAGT